CATTCGGACCGCATCCTCAATTGTCACGATGTGGCGGAAGCGGCGATCCGCGCAGCGAATGCCATCGGACAGCGCGCGGTGGCTGAGGTCGAGCTGCAGGTGTTTGGTCTTGTCGCTCCGACGTTTGAGATCCTCGCCAGTCCAGAAGGGATACGCCTCATGCGACTTGGCCGAGGGCGTCGAGAAATATGTCTTTCTCCAGTGACTGTGTGTGGCCATGGCGCTGGCGACCTTGTTCAACGCAGTGAAACCACCTGCCCAGAAGAACTCATCGAAATAGAAGTCGCCGCTACGGCCCTGCGCAGTTTTCGCATTGGTTCCGAGGAAGTGCAGCTCAGCGTTATTCCACAGCACGATGGGGTCGCCGCCAAGGTCGACGTCGACCTCGCGCGCGAAAGCGATCATGTAGTTTTTGAAGATGTGTGCCTGCGCCTTCGAGGCGGAAAGGAAAATCTGGTTTCGTCCCTCGGTGATGGCGCGGATCAGCGCTTCGCGCGCAAAGTAGTAGGTGGCCCCAATCTGCCGCGACTTGAGCACGATCCGCGTGCGCTCTTTCTGCGCTTCGAACCACCGGTTGCCGTAGGCGAAGTTGCCCTCGTGGAACAGCTCGACCAGGCGCTCAACCTGCGCTTCGCTGAACTGGTTGCGCTTGGGCCGTTTCTTCGGCCCGGCGTTGCGCGCGGCGATAGCCGGATTGAGGTCACCTTCCTTGCCGGTTTCCTTGTATTTCTCGACCCGCGCCGTGCGTTCGAGCTGCCGGCCCAGCAAGTCGATTTCTTTGAAGTCACCACCGGTCTTGGTGTCCTTCATGATCAACTGGACCATGCGGAATTCGAGCGCGCCGTTAACGCGCTCCAGAGGCGTGAACTTGTCCCAGTTCTCAGCGTCTTTCCAGCCGTAAACCGTCGTGGGCGGCAGGCCCAGTTTTTCGGCAATGAGCTTGATCCGCCACCCTTGCCAGTACAGGAATCGTGCGGCAGTCCGGGGTTGCGCTTCAGGCGTCAGCGTGGCAATCTGAGTGCCCGCTGCCGGCGGTTCTTCGACGGCACACACGAGCCCCTCGTCCTCCCACGGGGCAGCGGGCTCTCTCTTGGATACTGGGGCAACGCTGCCCCCTGCGGCTTTCTTCTTTGGCATGCCGTCAAGGTTGCCGACGCCTCCCCCTTATCGCCAGCACTCGCATCCGTGCCCGTCACCGCCACACAGTGCGCGGCTTGAGCGCGCGCGGAGCCCGGATCAACATGGGAACACACGCACCAACCACCCTTTGCGTCCCTGTTAACTCCCAGCGAGGCACATCCACCCATGGCCAAGAAATACAAGTTTTTTCGCGTCGCTCTCGAAGGCGCAACGACCGACGGCCGCGAGATCGATCGGTCGACGCTCGAACAGGTTGCGAGTTCCTACGACCCCAACCTGTACGGCGCTCGGATCAACATGGAGCACATCCGGAGTCTTTATCCCGACTCGGCCTTCAAGTCCTATGGCGACGTGCTCGCACTGAGGACCGAGGAAGTCGAAATCGGCGGCAAGAAAAAACTGGCACTGTTCGCGCAAATCGACCCCACCGATGAACTCGTCCAGTTGAACAAGGGCCGCCAGAAGGTCTATTCGTCGCTGGAAATTCGTCCCAATTTCGCGGACACCGGAAAGCCCTATCTCATCGGACTGGCCGTGACCGACAACCCCGCCAGCCTGGGCACGGAGCTGCTGCAGTTCTGCGCCCAAAACCCGAATGCCAGTCACCTCAAGGGTCGCAAGGAACAACCGGACGATCTGTTCAGCACGGCCACCGAAGAACTGATCCTGGAGCTTGATGCGGACGAAGCCGCCGGGCAGGGCCTGGTCGCCATGTTCCGTTCCACCATCGACGGGGCCATTGCCAAATTCAAGGGCAAGGCAACGACCGACGATGCGCGATTTGCTGCTGTGGCCGATGGCATGAACGCGATTGGCGAGCACTTCGCCTCGCACGTCAATGCCACGGAAAAACACCAGGCCGACACCAAGACCGCGCTGGACACGATGGCGTCCAAAGTCGCCGAGCTCGAGCAGAAGTACTCGGTCATGGACAACACGGAACAACCGGGCCGCCGCCCGCCGGCCAGTGGCGGCCAAGGCGACATCAAGACCGACTGCTGATCCCCGACAGCATTCGAAGCACACCACCCCAATTTCACTGAGGCACTCACATGCGCAACGATACCCGCATCAAATACGACGCTTTCACGACGGCCATCGCCAAACTGAACGGCGTTGACAAAGCAACCGTTCGATTCAGCGTCGAACCGCGCGTGCAGCAAACGCTCGAGACCCGCATCCAGGAATCCAGCGCTTTCCTCGCTGCGATCAACGTCATCGGCGTGACCGAGATGATGGGCGCACGCGTCGGCGTGGGCGTCAAAGGCCCCATTGCCAGCCGCACCAACACCGCAGCCGGTGGCGTGCGCAAGCCCCGCAATGTGGCCGATCTGACCGAAGCCGACTACCTTTGCAAGAAGACGGACTTCGACACGTCCATCCCTTACCAATTGCTGGATGCCTGGGCGGGCTTCGCAGACTTCCAGACCCGCCTTCGCGACTCCATCGTGCAGCGCCAGGCGCTGGACCGCATCACCATCGGCTTCAACGGCACGACTGCGGCTGCCGCCACCGATCTCGAAGCCAACCCGCTGTTGCAGGACGTGAACATCGGCTGGCTGCAGAAGTACCGCCTCCATGCACCCGACCGCGTCGCCAAGGGCGGCGCCGATCCGACCAAGATCGTCATTGGCCCGGATGGCGACTTCAAGAACCTCGACGCTGTGGTCTATGACGCCATCAACAGCTTCATCGACCCCTGGCACCAAGGCGATCCGAAGCTGGTCGCGATCATGGGCCGCGACCTTCTGCACGACAAGTACTTCCCGCTGGTCAATCAAAGCCAGCCCGCGACCGAGACGCTGGCCACCGACATCGTCATCAGCCAAAAGCGCGTGGGCGGCGTGCCGGCAGTGGCCGTCCCCTACTTCCCGGCAGGCAAGGTCCTGATCACCACCATGAGCAACCTGTCTCTGTACTGGCAGATCAGCGCACGTCGTCGCCTCATCAAGGACGTGCCCGAGGTCGACGCCATCCAGAACTTCGAATCGTCGAATGACGCCTATGTGGTCGAAGACTACGGCCGTGGCGCACTGATCGAAAACATCGAGTTCGCAGCCGCTTAAAAGCCGACCGAGCGGACCGCCGGACGCGGTTCGCCTTCCCTCCGATCAACCTGCGACCCCACCATGCCACTCAGCCCATTTCAACGCCACCGCGCCCGAGTTCTCGCCGAGCAAGCCGCCCAAGCCTCCCCCTTCGGCGAGGAAACCCAAGGCAGCGAGTACCAGCTGTACATGGCCAAGCTGGCCGCCGACAAGCGCACGCTCAAGCAGATCGAATCCATCCTGCTCAAGCGCCGCACCAAGGCGCGTCTCCTGCTGGAGTACCTGCCCTGGATCGACGGCGTGCTGACCAAGGGCCAGGGCGCGCAGGATATCGTGCTGACCACGGTCATGGTGTGGGCCATCGACGCCGGTGCGTATTCCATCGCGCTCGACATCGGTGCCTACGTTCTCAAGCATGGCCTGGCGCTGCCGGACCACTACAACCGCACGCCGGCGACGGTGCTGATCGACGAGTTTTCCGACGCGTATCTGCGCAACCAGTGGACGCCACTGAAGCGTGGGTCCAACGCTGCCGGTGAACCGGAAATGGTCGCCGACGACATCGAGCCGGTGCACTACCTGATCGGCGCCGGCGCGTTGACCGAAGCCAGCGACGCGCCCGACCAAGCCCGGGCGAAGCTCCGCAAGGCAACTGCTTACGCGCTGCTGGGCAAGGTGCAAACCGCCGAGTCGCCGGATCTCGAGAAGCTCCCGGCAGAAGTCCTTCAGATGGCCCTTTCGATGCTGCATGCGGCGTTGTCCATCGACCCCGAAAGTGGTGTGAAGAAAGACATCGAGCGCATCGAGCGCAAGCTCGCCGCCGCCAGTGCCGGCAAGGTCACGCTGCCCGACGTCAACGCCTCGCCGGCTGTTGCAGCGGCGCCCGTCGCCGACACAGCCGCGGCTGCTGCTGAACCCACGCCCAAGACGGATGTGGTCAATAACAAAACGGCTGCCAAAAAGACGGCAACCGCCACCCCCAAAGC